TGGTCAGAATAATCGGGCGCGACGATCAGGGGGGGATGGGGGTGGGTGGGGGTAAAACTCCTTTTAATTCTGTGCGTGTGCGAGGCAAAAGCTCAATAGCACTTTTCCATCACATGCCCAGCCGCTTCAGCCGTGCTTCGATATCCGCCTCTATCTCATCAGCGCTACGCTCTGCTTTTTCTGTGGTTTCCACACGATCAATCCACAGCCCGCAGTTCTTGCCAAGCAGTTCCAAGGCCCGCACTCTTGCGCCATCCTGCACGTTCTGATCCAGAGCAATATCTTGAAGCTGTTTCAAAACCAGATCTGTTCGAGAGAGGCCCAACACGCGCTGCTCTGCTTCTTTTTCCACAGCTAACTGTTCCAGCCTAGTTGAGACCTTGGGGTTCTCTGCTGCGAGCCTGTAAGCCTCACGATGCACTGTAGCGTCAGCCATGTTCTCTGCATCATACGCGGCTCTGTAGGCCTCTGAGAAGCTGCTACCGCTCATCACCGCCATACAAAAGGCTTCCTGCTTGTCAGTCAGTTGACCTACTCCAGCGGCAGGAGATCGCTTACGGGTTTTCTTTGGTTCACTGGCAGCAACAACCGTGAGCTTTGGCTTGCCTTTTGACGTGCTGCTTGTTGGTTTCTTTGTCATCTGTTGCGCCCTTTTCCTAATGTTTTCAGTGGGTGGTATTATTACACCCCACTAGCAGCTTGCACCCCTGCCCCAGCAAATCACCCCGCGAATCAGCAAAACGAATCACCCGCGAATCACCCGCGAATCACCCCTGATTTTACGTGCTGCTTGTCCATCTGGATCCCCGCTGCAAAAGTTCTATTGCACTTTTTATACCAGCCAAACCCCTACTTTTAAAGGCTTTTAGTGCTAAGGTAACTTTATTCAACATTAGGGGTGGACAAGGGAGTCATAAGCTGCCATAAGGGTGTTGCGGATTCGTTGAGATCCAGCGGCGTCAGGAAGGAGCGCCACCGCCAACAACCCCGTTTCGCCAGTTTCTCTCTGGAAGTGTCATAAACCAAAAGAGACGCCGTAAGGCCAAAAGGTCAGACCCAACGATAATAATTACATGTCTGACTGAGTAGGGAACCAGAGGTCGTGCCGCAGTAACGGCAAGTCAGTGATCGTTAGTTGATCCCCGTAAAACGGGGTTTGGTATCGGACGTTTTCTCTCGCTGGGCAGTGATGCCTTCCACAAGCATCATCCCCCAGCAATGTCAGTGAGAAACGGTAGAGAGCGCGAAAGCTGGCTGTTTGTGAAATTTTTGTAGGGGCCGCAATGGTGCTGCCCCTGTGACAATTTCATGAGAGGAGAAACCAACATGAATACACCCAGAGATCTGGCAATGGAAATCATCTATGACCGCCATTGGGTCAGTGAAAAGGACATGCTCCAAGCTTGCTTGGCATACATGTCATGGGATGACGTTGCCGACATGCTCAAGACAAACGAAATGCTTGAGCCTTTCATTGCCAGCTATCTGGCAAAACACCAAATTTATGAAACCTCTTGAAAGGAGAAAACACAATGGCTTCAATTAAATCTGCAATCCAAAACATTAACGCGTCAGGCATCTCTATCGAGATCGTCATGGACAACGGCATCAAAGGTGATCACGTCTTGACCATCAAATCAAATCAAGAAAACCGTTATGCTTGGACATATACGATGACTGACCCGCAGGGCAATCACTGGCGTCTGCGCTCAGATTATTTCCTGCATGATGGTTTGAATGAGTTCGATCAGGAAGACATATTCCATGTCAGCGCCATGGCCCAAACAGTGATGGCAACTGGTCATCAATGGGATAAAGGCGGCTCACTAATCCAAGACGGTTTCGCCATAAGACGCGAGATGATGCAAGGATCAAAAGCTGCAAACAATGCGGTTGGAGAAATCATAGACCAGCGCAGCGCGTAAGGTTTTACACTACATGCCCCGTGATCATGCGGGGCATTGAGGGTAAAATCGCCCATAACATTGTCAGCCTAGAAGGAAGATACAGATGACAAAATCAACATTTCAAATTCAAGACGCAACCGTGAACCTGATTGGCAAAGCGGAGCAACAGATCGGTTCTCTGAAGGCCGATAACAAGGCAAACAACGAGGTTGCAAACGGCCACAAGATCGGGGCCTATTGCGAGCTTATCGCTGCGCTTGCACCCGTCAAGTTGGTCAAGGGCAACCTGCCCCGCGCTGCTTCAAAGCAAGTGCGGGAAGCCCTCGCTGTTGCTGGTCTGAAAGAGGCCACCATCAAGCGTTACATGGAGAACTCAGTTGGTGCGATACGGCACTTTGAGATCAGCGGCATGGCTAACGCCACTGCCACCATGGTTGGTGAGTTCTTTGAAACCCACAATATCGACAGCGAGAACAAGCTGGCGAAGCTGGTCAAAGGTGAGGGCGGTAAGTCCAAAGCCCAGCGGTTGGCTGAGCAGGTTGTTGGCAAGTGGTCCACAAAGAAAGACGACAAGGGAAACGCGGTCCAAGGTGACGTGTTCAAGGATGGCCTCGATGATGCTGAGCTTGAGCAGTTCGAGGATATCATGCGGGAGCTTTTGGCTGCGCGTACTGCCTACCGCAATGCTGAAGCAGCTAAGGCTGCTGAGGCTGCTGCGTCTGAAGAAAACAAGGATGTCAATGATGTCATTGCACAGTTCGCCGCCTAAAGGTGCGGCTGAGGACGATGCTGAGGTGAGCCGCATACTTTCAGATGAGAGTGTGCGGCCCATGTCTGATCGCCTCAAGGCTTTGGTTGAAAAACTAAAGAAGTTCGATTGAACTTTTATTGCGCCCCTGCAAAGCGGCGCAACGATGGTTCAACAGAGGAGTGAGAAATGCCTAAATTTTTAGTTTTCAAAGCGCACCTGACAAAGGTGGATCGTGACATCGTAAACGGTGAGACCGTCAGACATGGCGGCTGGGGCGCAACCCCAAAGCTTGCAGCCTATGCGGCTGTTTCGCATTCTATCGGCGGCTTGTCTGACGCGGATTGCATTGAAAGAGAAGTGGATGTTTTAGCTGCAACAATCCACCGTGTTTATGTCCATGGCATCACAGCCATGGCTGACAGTGTTGAGCAGATGTTTGAGTATGACAACGCGCCATGGGGATGCGAGGCTGTTCAGCCAAGCTATCATGCCAAGGGTTTGCGTAGCCTGTCTGTCGGGGATCTGGTCATGGAAATCCCAGCGGGTGATGGCGAAGGGTTCTCGCACCCCAATGCTGAAACGACTTTGTACCTGTGTGCGAATGCGGGTTGGGCAAAGTTGTCTGATCGTGCGCGTCATGCATTTATTGCAGACATGCCAACGCTGGAAAGAAAAGTGAACGCACTAGAGGAGGCTGCGTAATGAAAGAATACACCTATCACATTGATGCTGGGCACAGTTACTTGGAAGTGCCCTTGGCTGATGCCTTACGGCTTGGCCTGACGCTAAAAGACTTCGCGCATTACAGCTTTGCGCGGGTCACTGAATTGTTTGTGCCAACCCTCTACCTTGAAGGTGACTGCCACATGTCAATGTTCTTGGGCGCAATGCAGTCCAAGGGTGAGCAATTCAAATTGATTGAAATTGTCCATGATGGGGATGCGCCCTGTCGAGAGTATGGTCGGATAGAGGGGTGATCATGTCACTAATAACATACGAAGCCGTTGATGCGGCTATGCAAAATGCCATTGCCATGGTTGAAAATAAAAACCCTGACGGGTCAATCAACTGGAACTTTATAGACGCTGATGCGTTTTTAGATCTTCAGCCTAAGCACTTGGATGTTGATAAATTTTATTGCTTGTTCGAGCAAATTGCAGAGGAGAAATATTCGTGAATAGTCGCATTTCACGGCGTGAGAAACGCCTGATATTTGTAGAGGCCTTCCTGTCTGGGATGGCCTTCACCGCTGCCATGGTTCTCATGGTCATCGTGATGATGGCTCTGTGATGTACTGGGCAGTTTGGGAAGAGTGGGGCACCAACTATCGCAGATATGCGGAAGCTGAGACCCGCGAGGGGATTGATCAAAAGATCCTAACTAGAAGTGTGTACCCGCCTAAGCGTCACACTATTCAAATTTTTGTAAAGTCTGAGGAGACAACCAATGAAACTGACACAATCACAAAACATTGTTGAGAGTTCAATCAACTTCAACATGGATCTATCTGATGGGCGTGATGCCCAATACATCGTGCCTATGCTGATCGGCGGTGCTGGCCTTGGTAAAACAACCATGGTCAAGCAAGCAACTGCCAACGTATCAGAGAAGCGCGGGGTTCCAATGGAATGCCGCATTGTTTCTCTGGCGCAGTATGACCCGACAGAAATTGCGGGTTGGACAATCCCTTCAGAGGATCGCAGCCACATGGTGCGGATGCGCCCAGACTGGATGCCAACAGATGGCTACGGCGTCATCTTTTTGGATGAGCTACCGCAAGCCATTGTGGCGTGTCAGAACATTGCAGCGCAGATCACAAACGAGCGCCGCGTTGGGCCGCATCACTTGCCTGATGGCTGGGTTGTGGTTGCCGCTGGTAACCGCATGTCAGATCGCGCTGGTACAAATCAGATGCCTTCACACTTGAAGGACCGCATGATGTTCTTGGAGATCGAAGCGGATCTTGATGACACGCTGGCATACTTCAACTCTGTGGGCGTTGACTTTCGCGTCAACTCTTTCCTGCGCTTTCGCCCTGAGTACCTGCACAAGTTCGACAGGGATGCTAATGCTTGCCCGTCACCGCGTTCATGGGAGCGTATCAGTTCGATCCTGTCATGGGGTCTTGATCCTGTGTGCCAGCTTGAGGCTATCGCTGGGCAGGTTGGTCGCGCAGCCGCTGCCGATTTCAACGGGTTCTTGAAGATCCATGAGACGTGCCCTGACATTGACGCATTGATCTCAGATCCCATGGGGTCCGATATCGCAGAGGATCCAGCCGTTGCCTACGCAATCACGGCAAACCTTGCGTTCCGCATGACAGACAAAAACGCGCATAACATCATCAAGTATTTGATGCGCTTGCCACAGAAAGAGTTCGCTGTGTTCTGTGTCAAGGATGCGCTGAGCCGCAACAAAGATCTCAAGAAGGTCAAAGCGGTGCGCGATTGGATCATGACAGAAGGTCGTCACATGATCCTGTAAAAGTTCAATAGAACTTTTTTGGGTAGGTCTAGGCCTACCCACCACCAATTTTTGTAACCTTGAACTTTTTGGAGAGGCCCATGAGTGATGCCGTTGTAATGAATATCTATGAAATTTGGGTTGAAGAGAGACAAGTTTTTTCTTTGAAGGTCGAAGCTTTGACAGCCGACGATGCCCTAAGAGAGGTCGAGGGAAGATATCGACAGAATTATCTAAAGTTTAAACGCGATGCCACATACCATGATGGCAACGTAGAATTTTCGTAGAGGAGAGTTCAGATGGATGAACAAACAAAAGTATCGCGCTCTATCACGCGCCTTGTGATATCGCACCCGTTCTTTGGGTCAATGGCCCTGAGCCTCAAGATTGAGGCTGACGAGGACATCCCAACCATGTGTACCGATGGCAAGTTCATCAAGTGGAACCCTGACTTCGTGGCAAACATGTCAGAAGAGGAGACCACTGGGGTGATGGCGCATGAGGTCATGCATGTTGGCATGAAGCACAACCTGCGGCGCGGTGATCGTGACCCAGAGCGTTGGAACATTGCATGTGACTATGTGATCAACCCCATTTTGATTGAGGCTGGGTTCTCGCTTCCCGCTGGTGGCCTGTATGACGAGCAGTATGCAGACCTTCCCGCTGAGCGTGTCTATGACATGCTGCCAGAGGACGTGTCGCACCTGTCACAGGCTGGTGGCATGGGCGGGGTGATCGACACCACCAAAGAGGGTGGACAGTCGCTGTCTGAGGCTGAGGTCAAGCAGATGGAAGCCGACATCAACTCCAAGGTCATGATGGCTGCGAATGGTGCCAAGTCTGTTGGTAAACTG